GGGGTATCTGGGGTGATGTCGGCCCAAGCGCCGCCCTGCCAGATGTAAAGGTGGCAAAACTCGCGGGTGGGGCGCGGAAAGATGGGCGGGTCGTGGGGGTTTTCGAACCCCTCGATTTCATCGGCGCGCACCTGCCTGATCTCACTGGCGGCGAGAATGTCCTCGGGCGTCCAGCGCGAGAGCGCGGGCAGCATATGGGCGGGGTAGCCGTCGTAATGGACATACACATGGGCCCATTCGTCTGGGCCGGTCTGGATGGCGATCTGCGCGCGCGTGCTCATTCGGCCCTCCGTCAGATCAGTTGCAGGTCGGCCAGCACGGCGCTGGCGGCAGCCAGCTGTGCTGTCGGCAGTTCGATCTTGAGGTGCGAGAACAGGTCCGAGCAGTCGGCCTTGATCCCTGCGTCCTTCAGCGCCTCCTCGATGCTGGCTGCGACGCTGTTCAGGCGGCTGCGGTCGAGATGGTCAGGCAGCGTGGCGATGTCGATGCGGATGGTGGTGGTGGTCATGGTACGATCCTTTCAGCGGGAGGTTTGGGCGGCCAGCATGGCCTTGGCACCGGCGATGCGTCCGGCTTCAAAGGCGTCTTCAAGGGCTGCGCGCAACGCCCAGACCGCCACATCGTGGAAATCGAGCCGGTCGCTGTTCCGGGTTTCGAGCGTCTCGACGAAGAAGTGCCTGGTGGCGATCTCGAGGATCAACGCTTCGGGCACTGCGGGTTTGGCTTTGGTCGCGATGGTCATGATCTGGTCTCCGATCAGGGATGATTTCCTGATCTCAGAATCGCTCCATTGCAGAGTGTAATCAACTCATTTCCAAGCAATATCATTGCTTTATGAAGGATGCTGGGTGCCAGATGCAGGGGATGAGCGAGCGCCAATATGCCGCCCATGTCGGCCTGTCGCGCGGTGCTATCCAGAAGGCCAAGGATACCGGGCGGCTGGTTCAGCACGCCGATGGGTCGATTGATGCCGTAGCCTCTGACGCGCGCCGCGCTGCGATGACGGACCCCGCCAAGCAACGGGGTGAGGCAAGAAATGCACTGTCACCGTCACCGACCCCCAAGCTGAAGCCGGTGCCGGACACCGCACTGTCGGCCGTGGGCGATACCCTGCGTGAGAATGGTCTGGCCGCGCCCATCACTGGTGGCGGCACGACTTTCCTGCAGGCCAAGACCGCCAACGAGGTGCTGAAAGCGCAGGAGCGCAAGCTGAAGCTCGCCATGTTGAAGGGCGAGTTGATCGACCGCGACCGCGCCGTAGGGCTGGTGTTCCGGCTGGCGCGGGAGGAACGCGATGCTTGGGTGACGTGGCCCGCGCGGGCGGCGGCGCTGATGGCGTCGGAATTGGGGGTGATGATCGCGGATCACGGAAGTCTGGAGCCCGTCATGATGCAGAAGGTTCTGGAAGCCCATGTCCGTGCCCAACTCGACAGCCTCGCCGAGGTCCGCATCGACCTTCGCTGAGTCTGAGATCTTTGAAGGTGCAGATCAACTGCTGCGCAGCTGGCGCCGGGGCCTCCGGCCGGACGCCGATCTGACGGTGTCGGAATGGGCCGATGCGCACCGGATGCTGGGGTCCCGCGCCAGCGCCGAACCGGGGCGCTATCGCACGGCGCGCACGCCCTACATGCGCGAAATCATGGATGCGCTGTCGCCGGGTTCTGCTGTCCAGCGGATCGTGTTCATGAAGGCCGCACAGGTTGGCGCGACTGAAGCCGGGAACAACTGGATCGGCTTTGCTATCCACCATGCGCCGGGGCCGATGCTCGCGGTGCAGCCGACCGTGGAACTGGCAAAACGCAACTCGCGCCAACGGATCGACCCGCTGATCGAGGAAAGCCCGGAGTTGCGGGACCGGGTCAAACCGGCGCGGTCGCGTGACGCAGGCAACACGATGCTGTCCAAGGAATTCGCGGGCGGCATCCTGATCATGACCGGGGCGAACTCGGCCGTGGGCCTGCGCTCGACCCCGGCGCGCTACATCTTTCTGGACGAGGTCGATGCCTATCCGGCTTCGGCCGACGAGGAAGGCGACCCGGTCAGCTTGGCCGAGGCGCGGTCCCTGACCTTCGCGCACCGGCGCAAGGTTTTCCTGGTCTCCACCCCGACGATCCGGGGGCTGAGCCGGATCGAGCGGGAGTACGAGGCCAGCGATCAACGCCGGTTCTTCGTGCCATGCCCGCATTGCAGCCAGTTCCAATGGCTCAAGTTCGAGCGGCTGCGCTGGGAAAAGGGCCGGCCCGAGGCGGCCGCATACCATTGCGAGGGCTGCGACCGCGCCATCGCCGAACATCACAAGACGGCGCTGTTGGAGGCGGGCGAATGGCGGGCAACCGCTGTCGCCGCCGATCCCGGCACCGTCGGCTATCACCTCTCGGCGCTTTATTCGCCGATCGGCTGGCTCAGCTGGGAGCGGATCGTGCGGGCATGGGAGGCAGCGCAGGGCTCGGATGAATCTATCCGGGCGTTCAAGAACACGATCCTTGGCGAAACATGGGTGGAAACCGGCGAAGCGCCGGACTGGTCGCGGCTCTATGATCGCCGCGAGACATGGAAGCCGGGCATTGTGCCGGCGGGCGGTCTGTTCCTGACCGCCGGGGCCGATGTGCAGAAGGACCGGATCGAGGTCGACGTCTGGGCCTGGGGTCGGGGCGGAACAAGCTGGCTGGTCGATCATATCGTGATCGAGGGTGGTCCGGACCATCAGGGCGCGTGGTTGGAGCTGACAAAGCTTCTTGACCGGACGTGGATCCATCAAAACGGCGCGCAGTTGCGGCTGGCCAAGCTGGCCATCGACACCGGCTATGAAGCTCCGGCGGTTTATGGCTGGTCGCGGCGGCAAGGCTTGGCGCAGGTTGCCCCGGTCAAAGGCGTCGAGGGGTTCAACCGGTCAAGCCCGGTCTCGGGCCCGACCTATGTCGATGTGACCGATGCGGGCAAACGCCTGCGCCGGGGCGCGCGGCTCTGGACGGTGGCGGTCTCCACCTTCAAGGCGGAGACCTATCGCCATCTCGGCCTGCCGCGCCCGACGAAGGAGGAATTGGCCGAGGGCGTAATGTTCCCGCCCGGCACGGTGCATCTGCCCGACTGGGTAGAAAGCGAATGGCTGAAGCAGCTGGTGGCCGAGGAACTGGTCACCGTGCGCACCAAACGCGGCTTCGCCCGGCTTGAATGGCAGAAATTGCGCGAGCGCAACGAGGCACTGGATTGCCGGGTCTACGCCCGCGCCGCTGCCTGGATCGTCGGCGCTGATCGGTGGTCCGAGGCGCGCTGGGTCGATCTGGAGGCGCAGGTGGCAGGGGATGGCAAGACGGACGGGGGAGGTGAAATAGCCGCAGCGGGATCCATCCGTGCGGTGCGCAGTCCCGCGCGGCGCAGGTCGGTGGCGTCGAACTACATGCGGTGATCAGAAGGCGTTTCCCTGCGCCGGCAGTGCCAGTTGTCGGCGCAACAAACAGTCCCGCTGGTTATATATCGCCCGCGGGTCAGCCGAGGATCACTGATTTCGCCGCCAGATCACCGCCGCGCCATAGATAAAGCGCCGCCATCGGCTCGGTTCCACAGCGCATCGCATGCGGCACCCAGGGTGCGTGGTGGATCACCTGGCCGGGCCGGACCCGTACAAAATCTGCGTTACCCTTTTGCCATTCAGCCACGCCCGATAGCGGCAGATACAGCTCTTCGGCCTGATGGGCATGCGACGGATAGGTAAGGCCGGGTGCAAGCAGAAGCACACCGCAGGCCAGACTGGTGCTGGGGACCGGGCCACGCAGCCCGATGAACTCAGTCCAGCCGTACCTCTTTAGGAAATCTGCCCCGAAATCGACAGCCGCATAGGTTTGACGCCATTGCAACATGGGTGCCGCCGCGACCATCGCTGCGACAAGGTCAGCCGTCTGTGCAGGAGGGGCAAGGCGGTTCAGCCAGTCGCAAACCTCCAGCCGCGTCGGCGGACAAATCCGGCGATCAACGCTCTCGGGCCAGTCGGACAGAAACGGTACGGCCTCTGGAACCTGCCTGATCGTCCGCTCCACAGTGGCCAAAATCGTCTCGAATACCGCCCCGTCCATAGTCATCCTGATGTTCCCTAATCCTCGCTGAAAGCCTACGGCATCCACTCCAAGTCCAATAGCCCCACCTGCCCATTTTCTGACAATCTCCGCGAACGAGGCGGGCGCACTCTCGATGAGATGAAAGCGATCCCGCGGGACCAAGGTCAGCTGTTCCCTGTGTGCGGATGGCACAGCGGCAGCGGCGACGTTCCCTATCAAGAAAAGGCCTGCACCATGCCCACAACAGTTGAGCTGAAGACACGCCGTGAAGCGCTGGCGGCGTCGCGCTCCAGCGGTGTGGCCCGCGTGAGCTATGACGGCAAGACCGTGGATTACCGCAGCATCGCCGAGATCGACCGGGCGATTGAGATCCTAGACCGCGAGATCGCAACAGCCGAAGGGCGCAAAATCATCCGGCAAGTCCGCGTGATCACTAGCAAGGGGCTGTAGCGGATGGGCTGGCTCAATTCCTTTCTCCGCCGGGGAACCAGCGGTCCTGTAGTTGTGCGTGCCCGGCTGGAAGGGGCTATGTCACAGCGGCGGCTGCGGGGCTGGCAACCGCCCTTGGAGAACATCAACTCGCTGGTCGCCTCGGGCGGTCCGCGTCTGCTGGCGCGGTCGCGCGAGTTGGTGGTAACCAACGGCTATGCGGCGAATGCCTGCGAGGCTTTTGCGTCGAACCTGGTGGGCGATGGGATCAAGCCGTCTTCCCTGATTGAGGATCCAACCTTGCGCGATCAGGTGCAGCGGTTGTGGCTCGCCTGGACCGATGAGGCGGATGCCGATGGGCTGACCGATTTCTACGGGCTGCAGGCGATGGTGGCGCGCGAGATGTTCGTCGCGGGGGAGTGCTTTGTCCGGATGCGACCGCGCCGGGCGGAGGATGGTCTTTTGGTGCCAATCCAGCTGCAACTGCTGCAATCGGAGATGCTGCCCTTCGAGAAAACCGAAACCGCCGCAAACGGCAATCGCATCCGATGCGGGATCGAGTTCGATGCCATCGGGCGGCGCCAAGCCTATCACTTCCGCCGCCGCCATCCCGGCGACAGCACCGATCAGGGCGCATTCACGTCCGAGACGGTCCGTGTTCCCGCCGGGGACGTGCTGCACATCTACCGGCCCATCGATGCGGGTCAGATCAGGGGCTTGCCGCATGTCGCACCCGCCATGGTGCGGCTGTTTCTGCTCGACCAGTACGACGATGCCGAACTGGACCGGAAGAAGACCGCGGCGATGTTCGCGGGCTTCATCACCAAGACAGCACCCGAAGAGCAGTTGATGGGCGAGATCGAGGCGACCGACGACAGCGGTGCAACCGTCAGCCTAGAACCCGGCACCCTGCAGGTGCTCCTTCCAGGCGAAGACGTCAAATTCTCCAGCCCCGCAGATGTCGGGGGCGGCTATGAGGCGTTCCAATACCGGACGCTGCTGTCGGTCTCGGCCTCGCTGGGGCTGCCCTATCATCTGGTCACCGGCGATGTGCGGCAGGCCAACTATTCCAGCTTGCGCGCCGAACTGGTCGAGTTTCGCCGCCGCGTCGAGCAATTGCAGCACGGTGTTGTCGCGCATCAGCTCTGCCGTCCGGTCTGGGCGCGCTGGCTGGAAACGGCGGTGCTATCGGGCGCATTGGAGATACCGGACTTCGCCCGCTCTGCTGCGCGCTACCGCCCGGTGAACTGGATCCCGCCACGCTGGGATTGGGTCGATCCGCTGAAGGACATCCAGGCGCAGGTGCTGGCGATGGAAGCCGGGATCGTATCGCGCCGCAAGGTCGTCCAGGCGACGGGCTACGACGTCGAGGAAATCGACCGCGAAAACGCGACCGACGCGGCCCGCGTGGCGGCACTGGGTCTGCATTACCGCACCAGTCCGGGCGAGACGCAGGGCGCACGAGCGACACCGGCGCAATTGCCGGATGCTGGCGGCGACGCTGGTGCAGGCACCAACGATACATCTGAACAGGAGTGACAGCATGAACAGCTGGTACACAATCCGCGCCCTAGCCACAGGCGCGGAGGTGGTGATCTATGACGAAATCGGGGCCTATGGCGTGTCGGCCAAAGGGTTTCTGGCGGAACTGGGCGCGTTGCCGGATGCCACGCCTCTGGCCTTGCGTCTGAACAGCCCAGGCGGGTCGGTCTTCGATGCCGTTGCGATCTACAACGCCATCAAACGCCATTCCGGCACGGTCACAGTCTGGATCGACGGCATTGCAGCTTCGGCGGCGTCGTATATCGCCATGGCGGGCGACGAGGTTATCATGCCGGAAAACGCCTTCCTGATGATCCACGACCCTGCAGGCATGGTCATGGGCTCTGCGACCGACATGCGCGCGATGGCCGAGGCATTGGACAAGATAAAGGGCAGTCTGTTGCAAGGCTATGCCGCCAAATCTGGCAGGCCGCAGGAGGAAATCGCCCCTTTGATGGCGGCAGAGACCTGGCTCGATGCCAAGGACGCGCTCGATCTCGGTTTCGCTGACCGAATTGCAGGGCCGGTCCGAATGGCCGCGCGGTTCGATGTGGGGCGTTTTCGCAATGCGCCCCCTTCGCTGGTTGATGTCACGGCAGACGGGCGGGATGCGGCTGCGGCCGATGGAGAGGATGGTGACATCACCGCAGGTCTTGCAGGCGAGGCGTCTGACGACGATCCCGCTACCGGCGATGCCAACCCAGACATCGCACCCGACAGCCACTCGGCCGCCACTGGCCCTGATGCTGTCGAAACCCCGTCGATGGGTTCCGATCCGGGCTCTGACCCGGGGGTGGAAACTCTTGGTGCTGCCGAGACTTTCGACGCCGATACCGTCCTGCACCCGGACGCCGCGCCAGCGCCCGAAGCCGATTGCACCGTTGCCGCTGCCAACGGTGCAGCCGATGCCGCCAGCATCCGTGCCACAGCGTTGAACCATGCTCGCGTCGTCGTCGATCTCTGCCGTCTGGCCGGTCAGCCGCAGATGGCGGGGCGGTTCCTCGAGCGCGACACCGGCCTCGACGATGTCCGCGCGGCCCTGCTGGCCACCCGCGCCGAAGCGGAACCCGACATTTCCGCCGCCCATCCGCAACCGGGACGCCCGTCTGGCGCGCGCCCTTGGGGCGACGTCATCGCCCGCACCTTCCGTCTGAAAGGATAAACCCATGCCCACGCTTACCGAAACCCGCCACGCGGGCGGCTTCCTCGTCTGGGAAGCACTCCGCGACTATTGCCGCAGCACGGTCGTTCTGGCCTCCGGCAATCTCCAGCCCGGCACCATTCTGGGCAAGATCACCGCCTCGGGAAAATATGCCGCCCACGATCCCGCCGCCGCGAACGGCACCCAGACGGCAGCCGCCATCCTCTGGGACAGTGTCGATGCCAGCGGCGGCGACAAGAACGCCGTCGTGTTGATCCGCGGCCCCGCCATCGTCAACCAATATGAAATCACCATCCCCGGCACGCCCACCGTGCCACAGATCGCCGCTGCTCATGCAGCCCTGCTGACGCTCGGCATCCTCGTCCGATAACCCCCAAAATCAGGAGGCACCCCATGGCCACCATGGACATCTTCGAAGGCGATGCCTTCTCGATCATCGAACTTACTCGTGCGCTCGAAAACATCCCCTACAAACCTGCCACGCTGTCTGGTTCGGGCTTGTTCGGGCCGCGCGGCGTGCGCTCTCGCACTGTCGTGATCGAGAGTCGCGACGGCACGCTGTCGCTGATCCCGTTCTCCGAACGCGGCTCGGCCTACGACCAGCAGACCCCTGAACGCCGCGATGTGCGGGCCTTCGTCTGCCGCCAGTTCAAGAAGCAGGACGTGATCTGGGCCTCGGAAATCCAGCAGGTGCGCGACTTCGGCAGCGACTCCGCCACCCAGCAGGTGCAGGCCGAGGTCGCTCGCAAGCTGGGCCGCCTGCGCAATGACGCTGAGACCACTTTTGAGTATCATTTGTTCAACGGCATGCAGGGGCTGGTCAAAGACCCGCGTGACGGCGCCACGGTGGTGAACTACTTCACCGAGTTCGGCATCACACCGGCGGCGGAGGTGGACTTCGATCTCGACAACGCCACCCCAGCATCGGGCGCGTTGCGCAAACGCTGCCAGGCACTGATCGAAAGCGTCGAGGATGTGATGGGCGGGCTTGCCAGCGGCGCTATCGCTCTGCGCGCCGAATGCGGCTCGGCCTTCTTTGCCGATCTGGTGGCGCACAAGGAGGTGCGCGAGACCTACCTCAACACGGCCGCCGCTGCTGATTTGCGGTCCCGCATCGCCGACGAGGTCAGCTTTGGTGGCATCACCTTCCGCCGCTACCGGGGCGGGGCGGGCTTCGGCGTGGCCACAGACAAGGCCGTGTTCTACCCAGAGGCCGTCGACGGGCTGTTCGAAATCTACCACGCCCCCGCCGATACGTTCGAGACGGTGAACACGCTGGGCCAGCCGCTCTACGCGCGGATGATCCCCGACCGGGACCGGGATGAATGGGTGCGGCTCGAGATTGAGTCGAACCCGCTGCCAATCTGCACCCGCCCGCAGGTGCTGCGTTCGGCACGGCGGACGTGATGTCTGCCTTTGCCGCCGCCGTCGGCGCGCTCTTCGCCGATGGCAACATCGGACGCGATGCCGTCTATATCGCCGACGGCGGCGCACCGGTTATGGTGCGCCTCATTGCCCGGCGCTCCGATGACGTCACCGAGTTCGGCGATGCACGGCTCTGGTCGGAAACCACTCGTGTCGACCTGCAGGTGGCTGAAGTGCCAAACCCGCACCCCGGCGACAGGATCGAGATCGATACCGATGCCTTCCTCATTCAGGGCGAGCCCGTCCGCGATCGTGAACGGCTGGTCTGGACAGTTGACCTGAGGCCTGCATGAAACTGCGACTCGACATAGATCCCGACATCGTCGCCATGATGGCAGCGGAGGTTGCAGCGGGCGAACGCACCGTGACGGCCGCGATGCGCGAGGCCGGAACCGGCCTGAAATCCGCCTGGCGGACGCAGATCACCGGCGCGGGGCTGGGCACCCGGCTTGCCAACTCGATCCGGCTCGCCAGCTTCCCGAAATCCGGCGAAAGCCTGAACGCTGCGGCATTGGTCTGGTCGAACGCCCCGGTGATCATCGGTGCGCATGACACCGGCCCGCTGATCCGCTCGAAGAACGGCTTTTGGCTGGCAATCCCGACTGCAGCTGCTGGCAAAAGCAGCAAGGGCGGCCGGATCACCCCCGGCGAATGGGAACGCCGCACTGGCCTGCGCTTGCGGTTCATCTATCGCCGGAGGGGCCCAAGCCTGCTGGTGGCCGAGGGGCGGTTGAACACGGAGGGCCGCGCCGTGGCATCAAAGTCGAAAACCGGGAGGGGCGTCGTCACCGCGCCGATCTTCCTGCTGGTGCCGCAAGTCAAGCTGCCGAAGCGGCTGGATCTGGCGCGGGATGCAGAACGGGCGCATGACGCGGTACCGGGGCTGATCGTGGCGAATTGGGTGGACGGGCGATCCAGTTGACGGAAGCGATACTGACGAAGCGGATTTAGGTAGAGATAGCAAGATCCATACTCGTGAATGGGGATATCTCAGTTCAGGTAAGTTTTCCCACGCGAGCCCAATTGATTGCATCGTCGAGCCGATCGTCGCCCCAAAAAAGTTCACCGTCTACGAGGAAACTCGGTGAGCCAAAGACGCCAACCTCCATTGCCTGGTTCGTCGCGAGGGTGAGCGCCTCGACAATGCGGGAAGCCTGAGCGGCTTCGATGACGCGGATCGGGTCTTCACCGATCTCGGACAAGCTGTCGGAAAGATTTGCATCCTCCCCAGCAGGCTGCCCCACCTCAAACCAGCGGCGATACGTGGCCCGCGTGTAAGCCTCGCCCCAACCTTCTTCGGCACCCAGAATTGCCACTTGGTTGGCAAGAACGAGACCAGGCAACGGGTAGGGCGCAGGAATTGTTGGGGCCAGCCCATATCGCGCGGCACGCCGTTCGATGTCGCGCCACATATGAGCGGTTTTTTCCGGCTTATCTTTGAACGGAATGTTGTTCTGCGCCATCATCACACGGCGGACATTGAAAGGGCGCCAACGAAAGTCGATGCCTGCCGTCTGAGCCACACCCGACAGTCGCATAACGGTCAAGTAGCTATAGGTGCTGCCAATGGAATACCAGAAATCGATCATCGCCATTTCGGCTCTCCTTTTCCTCTGCCAAATGACCGCATGCCGGCCAAGCATTGTCCGGCCACTGCAGAATAGCACTTGGCGGCAGAGGTGTCTGCAAATGGCTCATCGTTCACTCTTCGCTGGTGTCGTGTAAGCCGTGCCCAGCCCCCGCGAAACCATCATCGCCGCGCTGCACGCGCGTCTTTCGGCGCTGCCCGCCATTGCCCTGCGCGGTGACGTCCTGCCCGAACGCATACCCGCTGCTGGCCTCCTGATCCTGCGCGACGGCGAACCGGGTGACCCGGCGGTCACGCTGTCGCCCCTGCGCTACCATTACCAGCATCGGGCCGAGATCGAAGCGGTCGTACAGGGCACCGCCCGTGACACCGCTTTCGATGCGCTCTGCGCCAGCATCGGCGCGGCGATTGCCGCCGACCGCACGCTGGGCGGCCTTTGCGACTGGGTCCAAGCCGAAGCGCCGCGCCCCGTCGATCTACCGGTCGAGGGTGCCGCCAGCCTGAAGGCGGCGGTGATCGCGGTCATCCTGCATTATTCCACGGCCGACCCACTGGCCTGACCCCCACACACGATAGGAGAATACGATGGCACGAGCCCAAGGGGCGCGGGCGCAGATGGCGCTTGCCTATGAGACGATTTACGGCACCCCGCCGGTCGGGGGTTTCACCAGAATGCCCTTTGCCAGCACATCGCTTGGATCGGAGCAGCCGCTGCTGAACAGCGAATTGCTCGGTTATGGCCGCGACCCTCTCGCCCCGATCAAGGACGCGGTGACGGCCGACGGCGATGTCATGGTGCCGATGGATGCCGAGGCTTTCGGGTTCTGGCTGAAGGCAGCCTTCGGCGATCCGATTACCTCTGGCGTTGGGCCCTACACCCATGAGTTCCGCTCGGGCAGCTGGACCCTGCCGTCGATGTCCATCGAGACCGGCATGCCAGAGGTGCCGCGCTTTGCGATGTATTCGGGCTGCGTGCTGGATCAGCTGTCTTGGCAGGTGCAGCGCTCGGGCCTGTTGACCGCCACCGCCCGGCTGGTGGCACAGGGAGAGGCAATTGCGACGACTACCGCCTCAGGCACACCAGCCGAACTGGGCCTGAGGCGGTTCGGACACTTCAACGGCGCGATCAGCCGGAATGGGTCTGCGCTTGGCAATGTGGTCTCGGCCGAAATCACGTATGCGAACAACCTCGACCGGATCGAGACCATCCGCAGCGACGGCAAGATCGACGGGGCAGACCCGTCCATTGCGGCGCTGACCGGCCGGATCGAGGTGCGCTTCGCCGACAGCACGCTGGTAACGCAGGCGATCAACGGCGATCCCTGCGAGATCAGCTTTGCCTATGTCCTGCCATCGGGCGAAAGCCTCACCTTCACCGCCCACGCCGTCTATCTGCCGCGTCCCCGGATCGAGATTTCTGGGCCGCAGGGCGTGCAGGCGACATTCGACTGGCAAGCGGCGAAAGCTGCCAGCCCCGCCCGCATGTGCACCGCAACCCTGATCAACGATATCGAGGCCTACTGATGATCCGTCTGAACCTGACCGCCACGCCCGAGTGGCTGAACCTCGCCCCCGGCTTGCGCCTGCTGATGGGCCCCCTGACCACCGCGCTGATGGTTTCGGCCCGTGCCGATCCTGCCATCGAGGCACTGTCTGAGGGTGCTTCCCAAGAGGAACTGGCGCTGACCATGGCCAAGGCCGTGGCCCGGCGCGCAGTGCTGGATTGGGAGGGCGTCGGCGATGACGCGGGCAACATCGTGCCCGTTTCGCCTGAAGGCATTGATGCCCTGCTGGAAATCTGGCCGGTATTCGAAGCCTTCCAGACCCAATACGTCGCCAAGGGTCTCATCCTGGACGCGGAAAAAAACGTCTCCGCGCCCTTGCCGAGTGGTCCTTCGGCGGGGGCGATCGCTACTGCGCGGCCTGCACACCCTGCGAGGGCCGCGGGGGCATCTGCCCCGACTGCCCCGCAAGACTGAACCGGCCGCAAACGCAGGACGGCTGGCAGGTCTGGGATCTGGTCGGCCGCCTTGGTGGGCAGTTGCGGGTGATCCCCGGCGCAGTGCTGGGCTGGGACATGGGCGCGGCCCTCGCACTCGCGGCCGCGCTGGGCATCGACCCCCTGATCGCGGCCGAACTGCTGCCCGAGATCGAAGCGGTGATGGTGCGCAAACTGAACGAACAGATCGGAGACGGCCATGGCTGAAAAACGCGTCTCTGTCCGCTTGGTCGCCGAGGGCGGCCGTCAGGTCCGGGCCGAGTTGGAAGGCATCGGCGAGGCTGGCGCGCGCGGTTTCGGTCGTCTGTCCTCGGAGATGGAAGAGGCAAATGTCCGGCTCGGCAGCTTCGCCCGCAATGCCGGGATCGCGCTGGCGGCAGTGACCGTCGCTTCTGCGGCGGCTGGCGTAGCGATGATCCGGTCGGGCCTAGACAACATCGGGGCGCAAGCCGATATGGCTGCCTCGCTGAAAACCACGGTGGAAAGCCTGCAGGTGCTGACATGGGCCGGCGAGTTGGCCGGTGTCTCGATGGGCGAGATCGAACAAGCCACCAAGAAGCTGACCACCCGGCTATCGGAAGCTGCTGCCGGGTCGGGCTCTGCGGTGGGGGCGTTGCAGCGGCTGAACTTGACTGCCGCCGAGTTGCAAGCGATGCCGCTGGACCAGCGTATCGTCGCCATTCAGGAGGCGCTGAACCGTCTCATCCCCGAAGCCGAGCGCGCGGCTGTGGCCTCTGATCTCTTCGGCGACAAGGCGGCACTGGCTTTCCTGCGCATCGACTCCGCTACCCTGCGAGAAGCGGCGCAAGACGTTCAAGACTTCGGCGTGGCGGTCAGCGTGGCCGATGCCGCCCAGATCGAACGCACCGGCGATGCAATCGCCAAGCTGAGCCTGATCTGGCTCGGCCTGACGAACCGCCTCACCGCTGCCGTTGCCCCGGCGCTGGAAACCGTGGCCAATGCCCTCGCCAATATGGCACGCAGCCCCGGGCCGATTGGCGGCGCGATCAATGCTCTCTTCGACAATATTGGGCGGCTGACCACCTATGCCACGACCTTCGCCGCCCTTATGGCGGGGCGCTGGGTGGCGGAGCTGGCTATGGCAGCGCTGTCCGTGCGCAGCCTTGCCACGGCATTGGTTTTCCTGCGCGGGGCGCTGATCCGCACAGGCATCGGCGCATTGATCGTGGGCGCGGGGGAACTGGTCTATCAGTTTTCGCAACTCGTCACCCGGGTTGGCGGGGTGGGTGAGGCGTTCCGGCTGCTGGGCGATCTGGCATCGGAGGTCTGGTCGCGCATCGGCCTGTCGCTCGACGCCGCATTCGCCAACATGGCTGCGGGTTGGGAAGGCCTGAAGGCGGCCGGGCTTTTGGCTCTCGAAGGCACCATCGCGGGGGTCGTCAGTTTCGGTGACCGGACGGCAGCGATCTTCCAGGGAGCCTATGATGCGGCGGTCGCGATCTGGGGCAGCTTGCCCGGCGCCATTGGTGATTTCGCCTTCCAGGCCGCAAACGGGCTGATCTCCGGCGTCGAGGCGATGCTGAACGGCGTCGTCACGCGCATCAACACCTTCATCAACGGGTTGAACGCCGCCTTGGACCTGCTGCCCGACTGGGCGGTAGGCGAAGGTGGTGTCCGGATCGGCACGCTCGACCCGCTGACGCTGGGCCGGATCGACAACCCCTTAGCCGGATCGGCCGAAGCGGCGGGCGCTGCGGCGGCGGATGCCTTCTCGGCCGCCCCGTCGCGCACCTATCTCGAGCCGCCTGACCTCGGGCTTGGCGCGATGGCCGACGATGCCCGCGCCCGCGCCGACGGCTATCGCGAGGCGGCGGGCATGCTGGCCGATGCAGCGGGCCGCCCCCTGGCCAGCTGGCAATCGCTGCGCGACGCGGTGACGGGAACCGGGACGGAAGCCGAAGCGGCACTGGCCGATGCGGCCACTTCGGCGGATGCGCTCGACATCGAACTGAACGATACCGCTGTTGCTGCCGGAAGCGCGGGTGCGGCCGCGCGCGATGCCGGGGCTGCTGCTGCCGAGGGGGCCGATCAGGCCGCAACCGTCTGGGGCGCGGTGACCGCTGCGCTCGCCGACTATGCCGCCAAGGCGCGCAATATCGGTGGCGATATCGGCCAGGCGCTGGTCGGGGCCTTCACTTCGGCCGAGAACGCGGTGGGCGAGTTCGTCAAGACCGGCAAGCTCGACTTCCGCGACCTCGTCACCTCGATGATCGCCGATCTGGCCAAACTGGCGGCCCGGCGCTTCATCCTTGGCCCCATTGCCAACGCTTTGTCCGGCGCACTTAGCGGTGCGGGTGGGCTCTTTGCAAATATCCTGCATGCCGGTGGGGTGGTCGGATCGCCGGGCCCGGGCCGCATGGTGCCCGCGCTGGCCTTCGCGGGCGCACCACGCATGCACTCTGGCGGCTGGGCCGGGCTGAAACCTGACGAGGTCCCGGCGATCCTGCAACGGGGTGAGCGGGTTCTGTCGCGCCGGGAAGCGGCTGGCTACGGCCGGGGTCAAAGTGCAGCCTCGAATATCTCCGTCACAATCAACGCGCGTGACGCCGAAAGCTTCCGGCAATCCCGCACACAGGTCGCGGCCGACATCGCCCGCGCCGTGTCGCTGGGCCGAAGGGGCATGTGATGGCGTTCCATGATGTACGTTTTCCCGACAACATCAGCCGGGGCGCTCGGGGCGGGCCGGAACGACGCACCCAGATTGTCGAGCTGGCCAGCGGCGACGAAGAACGCAATGCCAGCTGGGCCAATTCCCGCCGCCGCTTTGATGTCGCCTATGGCATCCGTCGCGCCGATGATCTGGCTTTGGTCGTCGCCTTCTTCGAGGCGCGCAACGGCCGCTTGCACGGCTTTCGCTACAAGGACTGGGCGGATTACAAATCCTGCCTGCCGTCGCAAGCGGTGGCCCCGACCGACCAGCCCATCGGCACTGGAAATGGTGCGGTCACCACCTTCGGCCTGCTGAAACGCTACACCTCCAGCGCGCAAAGCTGGACCCGTGCCATCGCCAAGCCGGTCGCGGGCAACGTCCGCATTGCCCTGAATGGCGTCGAGCAGATGTCAGGCTGGAGCGTCGATACCACCACTGGCAGCATCACGTTCGCCGCCGCACCGGGTGCAGGCGTCGCGATCACTGCGGGCTTCGAATTCGATGTGCCCGTCCGCTTCGACACCGACATGCTCGACGTCACCCTCGACCTCGAGCGTCTCGGCTCAATCACATCCATCCCGCTCTTGGAGATCCGGCGATGAACGAAGAAACTGGCTTTGTCGCCGCAGTCCTGCGCGATCTGGCGACCTCCACCGCTGTAATCCTTGCGGCCTGGGGCGCTCTGGGCGGCGCGACCAATGCGCTGACCACGCGGATGCGGCTGCGCGATGCTCTGCGCCACATCCTGCTCGGTGGTCTGATCGCGGCCGGGATGGGCAGCCTGTCCATGGCGATCATCACCGCTTGGCTCGGCCTGCCATCACAGGCAATCCCGGCCGGGGGTGCGGCAGGCTCCGCCGCCTATCTGGTCGGCGTGTTTGGCCCCGCCTTCATCGAGGTCGTCCTCGCCCGGCTGCGCGGCAGCAAGGGGGGCAATACTGATGCATGAGCTTCTCCGTCTCGCGCGCTCTATCCGCTGCGATGCCGCTGATCCCGGCCAAGCCTTCAGCCACCGTCTCCGCATCGGCGTCCTTGTCGCCGTCCTGATCCTGCTCCTCTCACTTTTAGGGTGATCCCATGCACATGACAGACCGGGGCCTTCTGGCCCTCGTCCGGCACGAAGGACTCGTGCCCGGACCCTACCTCGACGTCAAAAACGTCTGGACCTTCGGCATCGGCCATACCGCTGCGGCGGGGGGCCCAGATCCGGCACGGATGTCGCGCGGCATGCCCGCCGATCTGGATGCCGGGATCCATGAAGCCTTCCGGCTCTTCCGCGTCGACATCGTGGCCTACGAGGCGGAGGTGCTGCGGGCCGTGAAGGTGCCGCTGGAAACGCACGAGTTCGATGCGCTGGTATCGTTCCACTACAACACCGGCGGCATCGCCAAGGCCTCGCTGACCCGCCATCTGAACACAGGCAATCGTGCCGCCGCCGCGCAAGCCTTCATGGGCTGGCTCAGGCCCGCAGCGATCCGCACTCGCCGTGAGGCCGAGCGCGATCTGTTCCGCGATGGCCGCTATCCGACCGGCACCATCCCGGTATGGGCGGTGGACCGAAACGGACGGGTCGATTTCTCGCGACCGATCCGCCGTCTGACCGAGGCCGAGGCGCTGGCAATGCTGCGCGTGACGAGCCTGCCAATGCCACCGACCATGCCGACCCGACCCGTCGTTGCCCAGTCATGGTGGCAGCGTCTGATGGAATTTCTCACAGGAAAGGCAACATCATGAACTGGAACCTTGCACGCGGGCTGGTCTATCTGGCCTGTCTTGCCGCCTCTGGGCTGGCCATGGCCGGACTGGCAGATTTCGACCTGGTGACCGGCAGCTTCGATCTCCGTCCCTTTAACCTCTACGCCTTGACCGGCACGTCCGGGGGCGTGATTTCCTCGGCGCTGGCCTCTTTCGCCCTGTGGCGGGGTTGGGGGCGGAAGTGAAGTCCCTCGCACCCGCACTTCAGGCTCATCTCGACGAGGGCACGACGACGCTGGCCTGGTGCTGGCGGATCGTACGAGCCGATGGGGTGACGCTTGGCTTTACCGATCATGATCGGACCCTCACATTCGATGGCACCGCTTTCGAGCCCGAAAGTGGCTTTGCGGCCTCCGAGGTGCGCTCGGGGTCGGACCTGGCGGTCGATGCGCAGGATGCCCAAGGCGTACTGTCCTCCGACCGGATCACCGAGACCGACATCCTCGATGGCCGCTGGGACAATGCGGGCGTCGAGGTCTGGCGGGTGAACTGGGCCGACACCGGTCAGCGCTTGCTCATGCGGCGCGGGGCCATCGGCCAGATCCGACGCGGGCGGCTGGTGTTCGTCGCCGAGGTGCGAAGCCTTGCCCATGTCCTCGGCCAGACCGTCGGACGGACGTTTCAGGCGACCTGCGATGCCGCCCTTGGTGATGCGCGCTGCGGCGTCAATCTCGAGGCCCCGGCGTTCAAGGGCACCGGCGTGATCATCGACCTGCTGCGAGACCGCGCCTTCACCACCTCGGGGCTTGGCGGCTTCACGGCGGGCTGGTTCACCTTCGGCACCCTCGACTGGACCAGCGGCGCCAATTCTGGGCGGCGGGCTGAGGTGTTGTCGCATGAGATCGTCGACGGGGTCGGCATCGTCACCCTGCTGGAAGCGCCGGTGCGGGCCATCGCCGGATCAGACAATTTTACCGTTCGCGCCGGTTGTGACAAGCGCATCGCGACCTGCGGCACCAAGTTCGCCAATGTCGCCAACTTCCGGGGCTTTCCGAACATTCCGGGTCAGGATGCTGTCCTGCGCTATGCCAGCCAGAACGGCGGGCATCAAGGAGACGTGCTGTGAGCCTGCTGCCCCATATCGAAGGTCCCGATCCGGTCATTGCCACCGCCTGCGGCTGGCTTGGCACACCTTATCATAACCAGGCCAGTCTGCGCGGGGTCGGTTGCGATTGCCTCGGCCTCGCGCGCGGTGTCTGGCGCGAAGTGGTGGGGGACGAACCTTTCCCGATCCCGCCCTACAGCCGGGACTGGGGCGAAACGGGGCCGTGCGAAGTGCTGGCGGAGGGCGCGCGGCGCATGATGCCGGAAATTGCCCCGGATGAGGCTGGCCCCGGCGCGCTGCTCCTGTTTCGCATGGCCCCGCGCGCCATCGCCAAGCATGTCGGCATCCTGACCGCGCCGGACCGCTTCGTCCATTCTTACGAACGGCTGGGTGTCGTGGAGGAAATCCTGACCCCGATCTGGCGGCGGCGTATCGCCTTCGCATTTCTGTTCCCCAAACGCTGAGGCCTCACACATGGCAACTCTTGTTCTCGGCGCCGTCGGCACTGCCATCGGCGGGGCTTTTGGCGGGGCGATCCTTGGCTTTTCTGGTGCTGCCATCGGTGGCTTCATCGGTTCCACCGTGGGATCGGTCGTCGACAGTTGGATCGTGTCCTCGCTGGCCCCGGCCCAGCGGATCGAGGGCGCGCGGCTCGACACGCTGCGCATCACATCGGCCACCGAAGGGGCGGTGATCCCGCGGCTTTTCGGGCGCATGAGGATTGGCGGCAACATCATCTGGGCCACCGATTTCCGCGAGGAGACCAAGACCACCACTCAAGGCGGCGGCAAGGGCGGCGGGGGCGGCAAGGTCAAGACCACCGAATACCTTTACTACGCCAGCTTTGCAGTCGCGCTGTGCGAAGGGCCGATCACTGGCATCGGCCGCATCTGGGCCGATGGCAAGGCAATGGACATGACTGGCGTGACCTGGCGCTGGTATCCAGGCAACGAGGCGCAGACTGCCGATCCGTTCATCGCAGCCAAGACGGGCGCGGCGAACACGCCCGCTTATCGCGGCACGGCCTATGTCGTGTTTGAGGATCTGGCGCTGGCGACCTTCGGCAACCGTCTGCCGCAGCTGTCGTTCGAGGTCTTCCGCCCGCTGGCTGATCCCGACACCGCCGAGGGACTGGTGAAGGCCGTCACCCTGATCCCGGCCTCAGGCGAGTTCACCTATGCGACCGACGCCATCCGCAAAGGCAGCGCCGGTGCAACAGTTGCCGAGAACCTGAACGCGCTGCCCGACCAGCCGGACATCGTGGTGGCGCTGGACCGGTTGCAGGCGATGGCCCCGGCGGTCGAGAGCGTCAGCCTCGTGGTGGCGTGGTTCGGCGATGATCTACGCGCGGGGTCCTGCAAGGTGAAGCCCGGTGTCGAGGTCGCCACCAAGGCGACCACGCCCGCCAACTGGTCGGTGAATGGGGTCAGCCGGGCCAGTGCCCACCTGGTCAGCCGTGACGCCGAAGATCGCCCCGTCTATGGCGGCACGCCTGCGGATTTCGCGGTGGTGCAGGCGATCCATGAGATGAAGGCACGCGGGCTGCGGGTGACGTTCTATCCCTTCCTCCTGATGGATGTCCCGCCCGGCAACACCCTGCCGAACCCCTACAGCGCCAATTCCGCCACGCCCGGCCAACCTGCCTTCCCTTGGCGGGGGCGGATTACTTGTTCCCCGGCGGCGGGTTTTGCGGGATCAGTGGACAAGACCGGCACGGCCGCAACGCAGGTAACGGCACTGTTCGGGGTGGCGACGCCCGGCAGTTTCAGTGTCTCAGGCGAGAGCGTCAGCTTCGCCGGATCGCCCAGCAACTGGGGCCTGCGCCGCATGGTGCTGCACTACGCGCATCTTTGTGCTGCGGCGGGCGGGGTCGATGCCTTCCTGATCGGCACCGAGATGCCAGGGCTGACCACCATCCGCTCGGGGACCAGCACTTATCCCGCCGTCACCGCGTTCAAGACCCTCGCGGCCGACGTGAGCGCCATTCTCGGCGCGGGCACCAAAGTCGGCTATGCCGCCGACTGGTCTGAGTATTTCGGCCATCACCCGGGCGACGGTTCGGGCGACGTATATTTTCACCTCGATCCGCTCTGGTCGGACGCCAACATCGACTTCGTCGGCATCGACAACTATCTGCCGCTGTCGGATTGGCGCGATGGCTTCGACCATGCCGATGCCCTCGAAGGCTGGCCCGCGATCTACGACCGCGCGTATCTGCAGGCGAACATCGCCGGGGGTGAAGGCTTCGACTGGTTCTATGCGAGCGCGGCTGACCGCTCCGCGCAGATCCGCACGCCGATCACCGATGGCGCGGTGGGCAAGCCGTGGGTCTTTCGCCCCAAGGATATCCACGCTTGGTGGACGAACCCGCATTGCAACCGGCCGGGCGGGGTGGAAAGCGGCACTCCGACGGCATGGGTGCCGCAATCCAAAGCCATCCGCTTCACCGAACTCGGCTGCCCGGCCATCGACCGCGGCACGAACCAACCGAATGTCTTCTTCGACCCGAAGTCGTCCGAAAGTTTCACGCCGTATTTCTCGCGGGGCTGGCGGGACGATGCGATCCAGCGGGCCTATCTGGAGGCCAGCTACCTGCACTGGGGCGACCCGGCGAACAACCCGCTGTCGTCTGTCTATGGCGGCCGCATGGTGCATGTGCCGGAATGCGCCGCCTGGACCTGGGACGCGCGACCCTATCCGTTCTTCCCCGAACTGACCGATGTCTGGACCGATGGTCCCAACTGGCGGCTTGGACACTGGCTGACCGGGCGGCTGGGAGCGGTGTCGCTGGCGGCGCTCGTCCGCCACCTTTGCCTGCGCGCCGGGATGCTTGAACACCTGATCGACGTGTCCGGCCTCTGGGGGGCCGTCGAAGGTTATGCCATCGCAGCACTTGAAGCGCCCAGATCCTCGATCAGCACGCTGGCCCGGCATTTCGGCTTCGATGCCATCGAGACCGAAGGCATGATCCGCTTTGTCATGCGCGGGCGGGCGTCCGTTGTGAGCTTGGCGCATGACGACCTCGTGGCATCCCGCGAAGGCGAGGCGCTGGAACTGGTCCGCGCGCAGGAAACCGAACTGCCGCAGGCGCTGAAGTGGCAGGTGGCCCGCGCCGATGAGGACTATGATGCGGCGCTTGTCGAGGCCCGTCGCATCACCGTCGACACCACCCGCATCGCCTCGGAAAGCTTCCCGATGGCAATCCCGCCCGAGGAGGCCGAACGCCGCTGCCGCCGCGCGCTGATGGAAGCCTGGATCGGCCGCGAAAGCGCCACCTTCCGCCTGCCGCCCTCGAGGTTGGCGCTGGACCCAGCTGACGTGATCCGACTGCTCCATGACGGCCGCGAAATTGAGTTACGCCTCGTGTCCATCGCTGATTCCGATGGGCGCGGCGTTGAGTCCGTCCGCCAGGATCGCGCTGCCTATGATCTGCCACCCGGTGATCCGCGTCCAGCCTCGCTTACCCGCTCCGTGGTGTTTGGCGCACCGGATGTCGTCCTCCTGGACCTGCCGCAACTCTCCGAGGATCAGCCTGCGCACCGGCCGATGATGGCCGCCCATGCCGTTCCATGGCCGGGCGAGATGGCAGTGTTCCGCAGTCCCTCAACCGATGGGTTTGCCTTGCTGACCACCTTTGGCAGTCGCGCCCGGATCGGCACGCTGGTGTCGGATTTCTATTCCGGTCCGACCTCGCGCTTCGATCTCGGCAATGCGCTGGTCGTCGATCTTGCCTCCGGCACGCTGGAAAGCGTCACCGACCTGACCCTGTTCGGCGGTGCCAATGTGCTGGCGGTGGAGGCGGCACCCAGCATCTGGGAGATCGTGCAGGCGGGTGCGGCAGAACTGATCGCCCCCGGTCGCTATCGCCTGACCCGCCTCCTTCGAGGTCAGCGCGGCACCGAAGCCGCAATGGGCAATCCCGCCCCGGCAGGGGCACGGGTGGTGGTGCTGGACTCCACCCTTGCCCCGCTGCCCATCGCCGAGGCCGACCTCGGTCTGCCATGGAACTGGCGCATCGGTCCCGCGGCGCGCGCTGTCAGTGACGCGAGCTACACCGCGCTGGCCTTTACGCCCGCAGGGCGCGGCCTCGTGCCCTTCGCCCCCGTCCATGTCGCGCAACCGTGGCGGACAGCCCGCAGCCCCGGCGATCTGACACTCCGCTGGACGCGGCGATCTCGCGCGCTGGTCGCCGATGCCTGGGAACAGGTCGAGGTGCCGCTGGCCGAGGACCTGGAAAGCTACGACGTCCAGATCCTTGATGGGTCAGCGGTCAAGCGCACGCTGACCAGCACCACGACCTCCGTCCTCTACACAGCCGCACAGCAGACCGCCGACTGGGGCGCACCGCTAGGGCTTGGTCAGACGCTGGCCATCCACATCTACCAACTCTCGAACCGCCTCGGTCGCGGTGATCCCGCCACTGTCATCCTCCAGTTCTGAAGGCCCGCGCCCCATGTCCGATACCTCCACCCATCTTGGCCTGCCATACCTTCTCGCAGCCCAAGCCCAGAAGCATGTCACCCACAACGAGGCCCTGCGCCTTCTGGACGCCATGGTCCAACTCTCGGTTCTCGACCGCACGCGGACCACGCCGCCTGCCAGCCCCGCCGACGGCGACCGGCATCAGGTGGCCTCAGGTGCTGCAGGGCTGTGGGCCGGGTGGGATCTGAACGTGGCCTTCTGGGTCGATGGCGTCTGGATGCGCCTCGTGCCTCGCCAAGGCTGGCTGATCTGGATAGCGGCCGAGCAGGCCTTCGTGGTCTGGAATGGCAGCGTCTGGGACCCGGTTGGCGTGCCGCAGGATGTGTCCGACGCGATCTTCAGCCTGGTGAACGATGCCGATCCGACGAAAAAGGCGCTGTTTTCGCTGTCCGGGATCACCACCGGCACGACGCGCACCTTCACACTGCCGAACACCTCGTCGGAACTGGCAATCCTCGCGGGCACCCAGACCTTCACCGGCAACAAGACCTTCTCCGGCACGCTGACCGCCTCGGGTACGGTCACGGTCTCGGCGGCATCGGCCAGCATCGGCACCGCCACGACAACCGCCACCTATGGCATGGGCACTGGAGCGACGACCACCGGCGTCACCAAGACCGTGAACCTCGGCACGGGTGGCGCGTCCGGATCCACTACAGTCGTAAACATCGGCTCGGCCACGGCGGGGGCCGGGGGCACGACCGTGGTGAATACCCCCACGGTCACCTTCGCCAATGCCGTGACACAGGTCGGCATGCCCCAGGCCAACCTGACCGCCCAGCTTCTCGGCCTCGGCGGGGCGACGGCCGACAGCTACAACCGCGTGTCGGTCAACACCCCGGCACTGCTGTTCAACAACGCCGGGGCCGGGATCGAGGCCACCGTCAACAAGGCGGCGGCCGGGAATGATGCGGCCTTTGCCTTCAAGACCGGGTTTTCGGCGCGGGCGCTGATCGGCCTCTTGGGCAACGACGATTTCAGCGTCAAAGTCAGCCCGGATGGCTCGGCCTTCTTTGACGCGATCAAGATCGACCGCACCAGCGGCCAGGTGGAACTGCCACAGCCGACCATCCTGCCGGGGCTCAGTGCTGCGCCAACTGCGCCGCCGTCTGGCAAGGCGGCCGTCTATGCTCGCAACCGGGCGGGGGCTCCGTGGATCGACGTCATGCGCTCCTCCGGCCGGGATTTCCCGTTGCAACCGCATTTCGGGGTCAACCGCATTGCAAACTGGTCGCCGTCAGTCACCACCACGATCACCACCGAAGGCCTGCCGATCACGTCGGTCGGCACCGTCTCGACCCCAACGCTCGCCGCAACAAACCTAGCCGCCAGCATGCGCCGCTGGCGGCTGACTTCGGCGGCACTGGTGGATTCGGTTGCCGACCAGCGCTCCGCTGGCTGGGCCTGCTGGCGTGGCAACGCGGCGGGATTGGGCGGCTGGACCTTCGTCACGCGGATTTCACTGACGACCCTGCAGGCGACTGGCATGGGCTTCTTCGGGCTTTATGGCTCGACCGCCGCGCTGGCCACCACGCTGACGCTGGCCGCCGCCATCAACTGCATCGGCATCGGCTTCCAGCGGGGCACGCACACTCGCTGGCAACTGGTCGCGAACGACGGCACCAGCGCGCCGACGCTGACCGACATGGGGGCGAGTTTCGGCATTGCGACGGGTGGGGTGCTGACCCTCTTCATCGCGGCACCGCCCAATGGCAGCTCGGTCTGGGTTCGGGTGGTGGACGAAGTTACAGGCGCGGTGTTCGAGCAGGAGATCAGCGCTGATCTGCCTGCCAGCACCCAGTTCTTGTCGCCTAGGCTATTCATGAACAATGGTGCCACGGCAGCAGCGGTCGCCTTTGACTGCTCGGGGGTCTATGTGGAGACGGATTATTAACTCATGAAAGCTCGCGGCACGCTGAAACTCAGATTGAGCGTCATACTTTTGGGTGACGACAATGGCTTACGCCCGGTTTAGCCAAAATCCACCAAAGACGTCATGGTGCACAGTCACGGAGAATCTTGCAATGTCAAAGTCGCTGATGATTTTAATCGCCGGCCCCTATCGCTCCGGCACGGATGATAATCCTGAAAAGATGGCTGCAAACCTGGCGCGGCTAGAGGAGGCGGCCTGGCCGCTGTTCGAGAAAGGTCACGTGCCGATGATCGGGGAATGGGTTGCGCTGCCCATCTGGACACGCGCCGGTGGGCAAACCGTCGGCGATGAACTCTATGAACACATTCTGCATCCGACGGCCCGGCGCCTTCTTCATCATTGCCATGGAGTTCTGCGCCTGCCTGGTGCCTCCAAGGGCGCTGACAACGATGTGGCTATCGCAAGAGAGCGTGGCATTCCCGTCTGGTTCTCAATCGACGAGGTTCCATCATGACTTCGCGCTTCAGGTGGTCCGACCTGCGACTGCCGTTGATGCTTTTGTTGATAACGGCCGTGGCCATTCTGTCCAGTGCCGTTCGTCTTGTTATCCTAGCAATTACCCCCGAAACCGAAATTGGCCAGTTTGATCTTCTCGATCAGCGCTATTTCCTGAATCGAACAGGCATGTGGCTACATGTCTTGCCAGGCCTTTTGTTCTTGGTACTCGGGATAGTGCAGTTCATGCCTGCAATGCGTCGCAGAAGCCCGCATCTCCACCGTTGGATGGGGCGGGTTGCTCTTGCCAGCGGACTGATGTCGGCTCTTGCACTCTATTGGCTGGCATTCAGCCTGCCCGCGATGGGTGGCGCACTGACTATTGCCGGTACTTATGTATTCGCGAGCTGGATGATCATATCCCTGATCGCTGCCTGGTGGGCTATCCGGCGCAGGCAAACGGCGCTTCATCGGGCCTTTATGATCCGCGCCTATGCAATCGGATCGGCTGTTGCGACCATACGGTTGCTTGGTATTTTTGGAGAAATGGTCTTTGGCATAAGTTTCCAGGCCAACTTCGGCCTGTGGCTTTGGATCGGGATGAGCCTTCACTTGATCGCAGCTGAACTGATCGTCAGGCAGGTATTTTCGGTGACGGCTCGCCCCGTGCTCCGGTCTGTCATATTGCCTCTCCCTCCCGAGCGCTGAAAATCAGCAAACGCTATTCCCCTGAATACGGGTCCACGAACGGCGACGCCAACGAGCGAGAGTTCGCCGTGATCGCCGCATTGTTTTTCGTGACTTCCGTCGTGGTCGTCATTTGCCAATCCCAGGCTCCGGCATGATGCCAAGATCAAGATACCGATCATTTCACGATCAAGACACTAGACCCCATGATCACCGTGTCACCTGACTGGTTCGGCAGCCTCTCCCGCGTCATTCTCCTTCGAGGGTTTCGCCGGATTGGCTGGCGCCGAGCCTCACGAATGGGGCAGAGACCAAATGCAGAATATCATGTTTATCAGGCTGGATGTCCACAAGGCGACAATTTCGTTGGCGGTTGCGCCAGGCGACCGGGTCGGCGAAGTGCGGCATTGGGGCACAATCCCGAACCGAGCCGATCATGTCCGCAAGCTTGCCGACAAGCTCGGGAACGATGGGCGTCTGCTTCACTTTTGTTATGAGGCCGGGCCTGGCGGCCGCATCCGCTTCAGCACCGCTGCCTTGCGTTCCGGTGAATATCCCACGTCATCGTCCTATCCGGCCCACCTGAGAAATAGAGGAAAACTGGAGCAGCGGACAACTTCCCTGACACAGGGGGGCCGTCACTCAGCCCTAGGCTGGAAAAGCCCCTTGGCATTCAAACGCAAAGTGGCCTAACCGAGCACTTGAAGCGGCACCAAACCGCGACAGTTCCAATGGGAATCCTGTGTCATGTGGAGAAGCACTATTGTTGAGAAAAACTCTCACAGCCGCGAGTTTTGGGCAAGGGGTGGCCAAGATCAGAGATTTCTATATCGTCGCGTAGAAGCGATTTGACCCAAGGTTTTCAACGGACCGAGCCACGCATCATGGTGACCAAATCAAGAAGTGCCGATATCTCGCAAGGATCGAAACAGCAGCAAGTTATCTGACGATGGTTTTCGTCTGCCAGAAACGCTTCCCGGCAAATTGGAAGACAGCAATGGCGGCCAATACCCATAGAAAGCTCCAAAGCCACCACATCCGAACCAGATCTTCCGCCTCGTGAGAGCGGCGGTGCAAAAGTCGGCCACGGTAGCGGCGGAATAGTCCGGCTGCGGGCGGAGTAAAATCCGGCCACCTATTTCTCTTCTGCGACGAATGCAGGAGGGCTTGGGGATCTACACCGTGG